GCGAGTTCTTGGCCGGGTTGTCGGCGGTCGAGTGGGTCACCGGCCCGTGCCGTTGCAGATGCCGGTAGAGCCAGCACGCCTCGAGCGCGGTGTCGAGGCGCAGCAACTTGATGTCGGCTGCGGCCATTCGGGCGCCGAGCCTTTCGTAGTCCCGCGCCGGGCGGGGATGGTCGGGGATTGGAATAAAGCCGGTGACGGCCATCACGCTCATCGCGGCTCCTCGATGAACCGTAAAACCTCCTCTAGATCTAACACACAAACCCAGGCTTCCCGGTCCATCACGCCGTAGCTTGCCATCAGCTGCCGCTTGTCGGGAAAATACGCCAGGCCGGCGCAGAACTCGATCTGCTTGTCGTGGAAATAGAACGGCATGGACATACCGGTAACCGCTCCGTCAACGGCGTAGCGTACGAACCTATGGGCATAATAGCGGTTCGGCCGCCCTGGGATCGTGCGCGCCTCATGCACTAGCGATAAGTACACACCGTCAGCTTCTATAACCTGCGAGCCGCCGCTGATCGCCCTGGCGTCGAAACCGGAATCACTTTCGAAAACCACATTACCATCGTCGTCGACCAGGGTCCCCTGCCGGTAGACGAACCGCAACTCGTCGTTCTTCACCCAAGGCTGCCAGTTTTTCTCGTGCAGACGTTTCTTGGGCAGAATTTTCTTCCAAGGCCGGCCGCGCGCGTTGAGCGGGACCAGGACTTGCTCGCACCAGCCCTCCGGGTTGAGCTCGCGCACGTTCGAGATCGTCCACAAGCCGCCCTGCCATTCGAACAACCGGCTATCTTCCAGACCACGTACCGGATGAAACTTCGGTTCCGGCCAATTCTCCGGCAATGGCAGCTCATCCATCGTTATTTGGTCCAATGCGTAAGATAAATGCCCAAGGTAATTCCGAGTGCAAATAGCATTATGAGGAGAACAATCTCCCCCACTACCTCGAATGGCATACACCCCCTCCGGCGTGATCGTGTAGTTGACGGTGCGTAAAACAAGGACAGACCTTCCCTGATAGTTGATGACCGACGGGTTGGTGGCGGCCCAGCCGTCGGGCGGCTCGAAGCGCAACCGCTTGGGCTTGAACGACGGCACATGCTCGGCCAATGGCCGCAGGTACCAATACATATTGCCGCGCGCCTGCTCGCTGCCCTCCAGCGCCAGATCGTTGCAGACCTGCGCGCCGCGCGACCGGTGCGCGGGGTCGTAATACGCACAGATGGAGAACTCCTCCCGGCAGCCCGATTTGTAGACGAAGTCGTTGACGAACAGCTGGTCGTCCGGGCGCTTTATCTGCATGCCCGCTTCCGAGAACAGCAGGCTCAAGTGGTTCTCGCCACGCTCCCTGAAGAACCTAGCTGCGTCATACAGCACTTCGGCCCGCGACGGACGCATCTGATAGGCCTGCAGCATCTCCCAAATAAACTCCGCATGGCGGCCTAAATTGCCAAGCGCGTGAGCGTAATGCAGTTGCGCGTTCCACTGCTCCTCGGCAAAACCGCCGAGCGAGGCGCGGATCTTGTAGTGCTCGGCCGCCTTCCCCCAATTTTTGGCGTCAAAATATGATTGGCCTAAATAAAAATGGGCGCGCTGTATGAGCCCTTCATTCGTCTCGGTCTTCAGCATATCTTCGAGCAGCTTGATGTCCCGCTCGAACTTCCCCGGCCTGTTGTGCCCGTCGGCGTGGTCCTTGAACCAGATGCCGTCGATGTTGCCCGCCGTGGGCACATCTAAAAATTCGTGGGTCGGGCATTTATAGTCACCGGTAGCCTTGCGGTTCAGTATGCGCCGGTTCCAGTAGTTCAGTGTTCCGGCCACCTGCCGCACGTCGTAGGCAAGACCGCCATTGAGTTGCCGCTTCCAATAGGGATCTTCGACGACCATGGCCATGTCGGCGTCCGATAAGACCAAGTAGTCCCACGGCAGGTCGCTGGCACGCGCAAAAGCAAGCGCCTCGTTGCGCGCCTGGGCGAAGTCGTGAAACACCGTATGTTCGATCTCGACCGTTTTGCTGGCGTCGGCGAACGCTTTCTTGACGATATCAGGCGTGCCGTCGGTCGAGCCGGTGTCGACCACGAGCCCGTAGTCGACGTGCGGCAGAATGCTGTCGAGGCAGCGCGATATGATCGCTGCCTCGTTGCGCAGAATAGCGGACCACCCCAGCTTCACGTGTGCTTGCGATGCTTGACGATGGCGTCGATGATGTCGCCCTTGTTCCAATGCTCGCTGACCTCGGCACCCTCGCTGGTAGCCACGCTCAGCAACTCCTCCTTGGTCATGTCGTTGAGCTGCGCCTTGGTCGACCTGGTTTCACCTGACGCACCGAACATGCCGCCGGTGGCGCCGGTGACGCCCTCGCCGCCGCCGGCGGTGCCGGGCAGCTCGGTGACGGTCAAAACGTCGATCTCGTCGCCCGGAGTAGCGGTGGCGTTGGCCACGACCTGATGAACCGCATCCTCGCGGTGCAGCGCCTCGATGGTCTCGACGGTGGCGGCGTGAGTAACGCGGGATTTAACCTCATAGGACGGCATTGGACGTACTCCTCTCTGGTTAAGATCGAACGGTTGCTTACGAGTTCTCTACCCTGGCGGCCCCCCTACAGGCACCGGCGGTCGCGCGCCAGGGCCCGGAGGCGCGGGCTGATTCCCAACCAGACTAGTCGGCATGGTGTTGCCTTGCGACAATGGTGATGGCTGGTTGCCCTGTGCCTGACGCGCCATCTGGTCCATGCCGCCGCCCGGAGCGCCAGACCCGGGAGCGCCGAGAGGACCCAACGGCGCCCCACCGGTCAGGGCTGGAAGGATGCCGCGCTGGCCGGCCGGCACGCCGGCTTGGCTCGCCAGGAGTCCGGCGGTCAAGTCGGAGGCGATCTTCTGGACGCCCATTTGCACGCCTTGCTGCACGCCCTGCTCGACCTTCTGGGCGAGCGCCTGCTGCTCGCCGCCGCCTTGCTGCTGTTGCTGGAGTTTTTCGAGATCGTCGTCGGAGGGTACGATTTCGTCGCCGTCGAGCCCGATGGTCTGAGCGACGCTGCGAAGTACCGCGCCACGGCCCTTGATTCCGATGATCCCCATGTCGATTGGATTCGCCGTGCTTTGAAGAAACTCAACCTGACGCTGTCGTTGGGTTTCACGCTGAATAGCAACGCTCACTCCTTGCACCGAAACATTTTCCTCGCCAGTCAAAAGCCCGGTCGTATCACTGAGCAACACCAGGTCGACGAGTTGCTGCAGCGCAGGCTCGAACAGTTCGCGGTCTAAGTTCGCTGCAACACTTTGAAGCACTTTGCTCGCATTGTTCATCAGCATGGCCAAACCGGATGCGGTGCGTCCTGCGCCGCCACCGGGCTGGCCGCCGATGTATTTGGGGATTGCTGAGATGTCGTCCGCTAGATCGACGAAGGCCCTGAACACGGTCAGCAGGTCTTGCGAATTGCTGTTGGGTTGAAAAAATTCAACGGGAGGTTTCGAGTTGTTGCCAACTGGGTCGGAGGACGCGTGAAATCTCTTCCAAGGATACAGTTCCTCAACATTATCCTCGGGCCGGACGCGATCGTCGTTGATGACCACCATGGGACCGGAGGATATCGAGAGATTGTTGACCAGCGAGCGCAGCGTTGCGTTGGCGACATCCTGGAGGTCGGCGATCATGTCGGTGAGGCCGTTGCCGACGGGGGTGCCGGGGACTTTCTCGAAGCTGGTTATGTAATAGGGGTGCCTTGCCCGCGGCGAGGGGGAGAGGTTGGCCTTGATGATGTGGCTGCCGATGACGTAGGCGTCGATGTGGTAGTCGCGCAATTCGTCGGCGATGCCGGGCATGCCGTAGTCCTGCAGGAGGCGGCCCTGGACGTTGCCGTGGAATTCCATCTGGGTGATGAGGCCGGAGCGGTTCCAGGCGGGGTTTTCGCGACTTTCCAGCACTGAGCGTTCGGCGTCGGTGGTGTCCCAGTTGTCGTAGAGGCCGCCGCGGCCGTATTCGTCGAGGACGGCGCGGACCTCGGCCTGGTCGAAGCCGGGCAGGTCGAGGAGGTCGTTGAGCTCGGCGCGGGTGAGGCGTGATTTCTCGATGACGTTGGCGTTGGCGATGTCCGCCACGCCCGGCGTAAACCAGATATCGAAGGGGGATATCCGGCTCCAGACCATTTTCGGGATCTGGCGCACCAACGGCTGGCCGTTGTTCCACTTGACCTCGGGCGCGATCCGGACGGTGGGGCCCTTGATACAGGCGAACGGGAAGATCGGGAGATCCACGATGAACTCCGCCAGGGCGTGATAAAATCCGCCCTCGCGCAGGATCTCATCGATCCTGTCCTCGGCGACCTGGGCCTGGTCGGCGGCCTTTTTCTTGGCGGCGTCGGCGGCCGATGTCATGAGGGCGGCGCGGCGCATCTGGACGTCCTGCGGGGACGGGGCCTGGCCCATGGTCTGCATGATCATCTGCTGCTCGTGGGCCATGAGCGCATCGATCTTCTGGACGATATCGGGCGGGACGTCGGGATCGGCCGGCGGGCGAATCGACCAGGGGCGGTCGGAGCCGAGATAGATATCGCGCAGGAGCGAGGAGGCGGCGCGACATTTTTGGGCGGACAATCTTGCGAAAACCTCGGAGCCCCCAAACTTCTTGACCTCCTGGAACTTGGTTGGGGAATATTGGCCGTTGAAGGTGCGCAACGCCTCGAGCAGGCGATTGGACCAACCGGCGGCGGTATTGCGGTGATTACGGAATACCTCCCACTGGCCGCGGATGAATCCGGCGAGCTGCGGCGGGGCGGGTTCTTGTTGTGGCGCTGCCGCCTGAGAGCGAGCAAGTTGCTGAGCTTCTAGGTGAGCCTCAAGCGCCGCCGGAGGGACCACGGCCAGGACTCCGGAATTGCCGAGCGGGTTGGTTGCCATGGGCGCCATGCTACCCTATTGGCGGGAAATGTTATAGGGTGCGCGGATGTCCGAGCCCACTGAGCCGCCCGATCAAAATTTAGATGAAGTTGCCGTAGCGAAGCTCGCCCGCGAGATGGCGATGGCGATCCGCAGTTATAGGGTTATTTTCGCGGATTTCGGCATCAGCGAGCAGGACTTCTACGAGATATCCAAGCTGCCGTTCTACAAGCGCGCGTTCGAGCAGTTCACGCTGGAATGGAATTCGGCGCTGTTGACCAACGAGCGGATCAAGCTGACAAGCGCGGCTTATCTGGAGCAGGCGCTGCCGCGGCTGGGCGCGCGGATGATGAGCGACGAGTCGCTGTCGGCGGCGACCGAGGTTGCCAAGCTGTTTTCGCGCAATGCCGGGCTGGGGGGCGACCCCAAGGAGGCCAAGAGCAACGAAAGATTCGTGATTACCATAAACCTGGGCGAGGACGGCGAGGGCAAGCCGGTGGTCGAGAAGTACGACAAGCCGATCGAGAGGATGGGCCCCAAGGACATCGACCTGATTGCCGCCGAGCCTGCCGCCGAGGTGGTGGTGAAGCGCGGGCCCGGGCGACCGCGGAAAACCCCGAGGCAGGAGGACTAGATGGCCAAGAAGTGGATACAGGGCGCGCGGGAGAAGATGGAGAAGAAAGGCACGGTCGGCAGCCTACACCGGGCGCTCGGGGTGCCGGAGGGCGAGAAAATCCCGCAGGCGAAGCTGGCCGCGGCCAAGAAGAACCGACCGGGGCTGCGCAAGAAGATCCAATTCGCTGAAAATGTGAGGAAATGAGTCTCACCTACACCGCCCCGCCGACGCTCTCCCGGTTCATGAAGTCCAACGCCTTCGGGCGCATGGCGGCGGGGCGTGATTAAACGGACTCGAACGCCTTCAGGTAGCTGATTGCGCGCTGGAGGAGAGCGATGTCGTGCTTGAAAAACCCAAGGCCAGGGTTGCAGGCATTGCATAAAAGCCGGCGTACCTTTCCGGTCTTGGCACAATGATCGATAGGCCAACGGCCCATCCCTCCAGGCCTGTCTGCTTCACATATGGCACATCGACCGCCCTGAGCTGCAACCATCGCATCATATTCGGCTATGGTTAGCCCATATTTGCGCTTGTATACCGAGTTTCTAGTAGCTGCTTTACGTTTTTCTGGATTGGCTGCATACCGTTCGGCGTGCTTTCCATTGGCGTAATCACGATTATCGGCATGCCATTTTTTACAAGATGCACGACTACGAGCTTTCCGCTCTTCTTTAGTCAATCTTACTAATGGATGAAGCAACCGAAACGCATGCCGTTCAGCAGACAACTTGACGCTTTTTCTTCTATCGTGCTCCTTAGCAAGCTCAGGATTATTGGCACGCCACTGCCGGGCTCTCTCCCGTTCACGGGCTTTCCGTTCGTCGGGAAAATCAGCATACTTGAGCTTAGCCATGATCGAGGTTCCTTCTCGGTTCCGGTCAGGACCGGGCGGCGCGGACAACGCCGTTCGGTCCGCACAATTGTTAGCAGAAGCAACAAGCAATGGCCATTGAATACACCGCACCGTTAACATTGGGGCGCTTTATGCGATCGAGCGCTTTCGGCCGGGTGGCGGCCGGGCCGGTCGGATCTGGAAAGACCACCGCTTGCATTATGGAGATCCTACGCCGCAGCATGGGGCAAGCCAAAGCCCAGGACGGCATCAGGTACACGCGGTGGGCTATTGTCAGGCAGACCCTGAAGCAGTTGAAGGACACTGTCCTCAAGGACATGCAGGCGATCTTCCAGGGCATGGACCGGTCCGAATGGCGGGTCTCGGAGAACACGTACTACCTGCGCTTCGCGGACGTGAACTCCGAGATCGTGCTGATCCCGCTGGAAGACGCCACCGACCAGGCACGGCTCTTGAGCATGCAGTTGACAGGCGCCTTTCTCAGCGAGCTCATCGAGATGGACTACAACATTCTGGCGCCGGTATCCGGCCGCATCGGACGCTACCCTAACGGCAACAGGGGCGTGCCGAGTTGGCTTGGGGTCATTGCGGACACCAACATGCCGGTTGAGGGAAGTGATTGGCAGAAGTTCATGAGTGACCCACCGCCGCAATGGCAGGTGTTCCGGCAACCTTCGGGGATGAGCCCGCAAGCCGAGAACCTCAATTGGCTGCTGCAGACCGAAGCAACCATCGAGCTCCCGATCAACCATCCGGACCGGCTGGCGCAGGGACGCCGCTATTACGAACGCTTCCTGGAGATGTATGGCTCGGAAAACCATCCCTGGGTGAAGCGCTATGTTCTTGCGGAATACGGCGAGGACCCATCGGGGGAAGCGGTGTTCCGGGCGGCGTTCAAGCGGAGCTTCCATGTCGTTGAAGACACGCAGGTCATACCCGGGTATCCGCTGATTGTCGGCCAGGATTTTGGCAGGGACCCTTTTTCCGTCATTTGCCAGGTCGATCACATGGGGCGGCTGCTCGTCCACGAGGAAGTATCGGCCAGCAACATCGGGCTTGAAAAGCATGTGGAGGAACGGCTGCGGCCGAGGCTGTTCAGCAACAAGTTTATGGGTTGCAAGGTCATCCTGGTGGGCGACCCGTCCGGCATGGCCAAGGGCACGATCGCGGAGGAGTCTTGCTTCGACGCGCTCAAGCGCATGGGCTTGCCGGCGTTTCCAGCCCCCACGAACGACATCGACGCGCGCCTGCGCGCGGTCGAGTCATTGCTTGGCAAGCAGGTCAACGGCGGTCCAGCCCTGTGCATAAGCGCCCGCGGCTGTCCGTTCCTGGTGCGGGCGATGGCGGGCGGCTATCGCTATGCGCGCCACAGGATGGGGGCTCTGAGAACAGTCCCGGAAAAATTCGACAAGGAAGGTTTTTCCCATTGCGCGGACGCATTGCAATATGCCTGTTTGGTGGTTCACGGCGGACTGGTGCATGAGTTTGCCAGGAGGCTGACGGCACGCAAGCGGCCCGTCGAACGCCCGCACGTATCGGCGGCGGGATGGACCTGAGCCATGAGCGATGCACAGCAAGGCGACGACCTAGTCCCGAACTTTCCGCTTTCTTGGCTGGAGCGGCTCCATTCCGAGAAGGTGCGGCTGGAGAACCGCAACGCCGACGTCTGGGTGCCGATCCTCGAGCGGGCCAAGGGGGTGGTCGATCATGACGGGATCGAGCGGGTCACGGCGCAGTCGCTGCTCGACATCCTCAAGGTGCCGATGGGCAAGCGCAAGAACGAGCACTACCAGCGGCTGACCAAGATCATGATCGAGCTCGGGTGGTCGTCGCACCGGATCCACGGCATAACGGCGGGCGGCTACCGCGAGCAGGTGCATGGCTTCTGCCGCGATGCCCGGCACAAGAAGCCGCCGACCGCCGACGAGAAAAGACGGGCCGAGCTGGGGGTGCGGCAGGTGCGGCGGCCGAAGATCGGCTGGCCGGCATTCAAGCGGCAAATCGTGGAATTGGTCCGCTCCGGGAAGCATCCGGCCGAGCTTGCGGATCAATTCGGGATACCGAAGCAGACGATTCGCAATTGGGTCGGCCGGCATAACGAGCTCAACCCCGAGGCGCCGGTGGCCATGCCGCAGCACAAGCGAGGCCTGCCGCCTCGTAATCCCAATCCGCTCGACATCCAGGTCACCCAGGTCACCATGGCGCCAGCCGAGAAGCCGAGCCCGCAACCGCCACCCGAGCCAGCCGCGAAGCCCGCCAAGGCGGCTGCCGCGCCGTTCGAGTTGCCGGACATACCGGCATTCCTGCGCCGGGAGAAGTAAGTCTAGCGCGACCTTTCCTCTCGCAGTCGATGGGCGATGGCGCGTTTCACGTTTCCAATTGCCGTTTCCATCCCAAGTTTCAGCGCCATCGCCGGTGTGTAGATCGCACCTATTCCTTTTTCCATCTGCTCGATTTGCTCCGCAGTAGGAACAGCGCAAGCATCAAGATTATTGAGCGCCGCCCGCAGCCGCTCGATTTCGGCCAGTGCGGCTTCCAAAGCCTCAAGTGTCATTTGTTCCCTACTCATTGCCGAACCGAGGCAGTTGCTTCTTTCAGGGTGACAACAAATTTTTCTATGAGAGTTTTCAGACTGTTTTTGTCAATTCCATCTTCATAGAGTATTCTAGCCACCGCTATCCTAACAATGGTAAACTCCCCCTCTGTCAGATTCAATTGGATGATCTTAGACAACATCATACTGCTCCCGCGCCTTCGGTCCGAACCGTTCCCGATAGCTCATGGGGATTTCTGCTCTAAGGCGGCATCTGCAATCATGTGGACCTTCGCAAAATTCACCCCAAACGCACTCTGGCGCACGGCGCCCAGCACCGATCGACGATCTTTCCGGCCGGATCGAGCAGCCTCACTTCGCCCTGTCGCAAGTCGCGCTTGATCTTATCGAAGACGGGCCGGACTGACGCTTCGTCAGGCCCTGCGGCGCGAACCTTGCGGGTATCGGAATAGCGCCCGCCGTGCCGATCGACGATCCATGGATTGGCGATGAATTCGAGGGTGATTTTGGTCATTTCAACCAAACAGTTTTACGATTGTGGCGCCGAGCGCGACGCCGGCCGCCAACAGCGCGGCGCCTGCGGCCATGCCGGCAAATGCAACTTGCCACGGCGCATGGCGCATTTCCTGGTGCCGGCGATCCGATTCGGCAAAGTTGCAGTGGATCTCCGTCATCATCTTGTCGATGCGAACGAGTTGCTCGTGCGCGTCAATCGGATCGATGTCTGCCATTTGGTCCTCTTGGCACTTCAAGCAAACATCTTGAACAGGATTGCGCTTGTCATCGCCATGTTGGCGCCGACCATCCATTTCAAGACCGTCAGATCGGTTTCGATCTTGCCGGCCCGGTTTTCATAGCCGGCGGCCTCTTCGGCAGCGGCGCGCGCGATCTCGTCCGGCACGTCGCCGGCCCGCAATGCAGCGTAGAGTTTTGCCATCATGACGGTCATTCGAGGTCGCGCTCCTTGGCGCTTCGTGCCGCGCACCCCGGAGGATGCGCGGAGGCGAAACGTCAATCAGCGGCAAATCTGCTGCCAGCCATTGCCGTTCCATTCCCAGCGACAATCGGCGTGCGCCGGCGCTGTAGCCGCGGCAAGACCAGCAAGAATTGTCAACATGGTTAGGATGGCTCTCATGGTTTAGTCCTCGCTTTTATTTGCCGCGCCATGCGGCCGAGTCGGAACTGGACTCATCAGGCACCGCGTCACGGTGCGACCGGCACAAAGGCCGGTTTCGTCCTGTCAGCCGTTAACCAATTTCATGAAAGCAGCGCCGGCCGCGAACAATGCTGCACCGGCGGTGAGTGCCCCGACCACGACCGGAAGGATAAGCACCCACGGCGCATAGCTGATTTCCTGCCGCTTGCGGTCATGGTCGGCAAGCATTTGATCGATCCGCGCAATTTGTTCGCGGATATTCAACTCGCCTTCAGGGTGGTGGATGTCGGTCATGAACTCCTCGCTTGGCGGGCCCGCCAAGGCCGCCCCAGGGACCAGGTCCCTTCCGGTAATATTGCGCAGAGCGCCCCATAGTGCAAGCCGCGCGGGTTCTGTTAAAGTTTAATCCATTCCGTCCGCCGGGCTGGCTGCTTCGGTCCTCGCGGCAGCCAAGGGACACCTGGTCCCGGATGCCCGGCGGAAGGATAGGGCCGGCCGGGACGCCAATCCCGCCGGCCCGCCTCCTAACGCCCGGCAGACGCCTTCAACTCCAACCACGCCCGCTCCAGCCGCGCGATCATGAGAGCGGCGCGCTGCAACAAATCACGCCGCTCGCCCGCCGTCGCCGCGCCTTGCGCCTCGGTCAGCTCGCGCGAGATGGCCTCGACCTCGGCCTGCGTCGGTGGTGTGCTATGGTTGTTGTCTGGCGACATGGCGTCATTCCTCATTGGTGGGTGGCTGGAACATTTCGACAATCAGATCGAGATCGGCCTGCAGCGCGTCATCGCTGAATAGGCCGATATCGCAGGGCTTTTGTGGCTTGGCGGGCTTGCGGCCGGCCTGCCATTTACGCTCGGCCACGGTCTTCTGGTCGGCGGCGAGAGGGTTGAGCGGGAGCATGACTAGCGCCCGCAAATGTCGGCGCACTGGTCTTCGTAGGCGCGGTCGACGTCGAAGCCGCCGGATGCCTCGAGCTCCCGCTTGCGGCGAAGAACGCCAGTGCAGCGCGGCGAGTTGCCCTGCAGGCCGCCCATATGCGCAATGGCTCCGGTCGAGCGGCTGGCAATCGTGCCAACCGGATAGTAATCGGCCATCTCGCCAGCCTTGATCGCGCCGCCGCAACAGGCGCACTCGCCGGCAAACCTTACGACGATGGTTCGCATGATGGGCTTCGAGTAGGACTTGGATCGGTTGTAGCGCATTTTACTGTCCTCGCTTGCAGTGGCGCCCGCCAAGGCGCCGGGTTGGTGGTCATCTGGACTCGTCAGGGCCGGCGATACCGGCCGACCGGGCACAGCAAGCGCCCGGTCTCGTCCTTAGGCCGCCGATCGACCGCGATCGATCCCCCAAGGCGCGGTCTCGTAATCGGGAAGCCCATTGATCGCCCGCGACCGGATTGCCGCTATGATCCGGTGCGCAACCGTCTGCGGATAGTCGTCGGTCTCGCAAGCTTGATAGTCGAAGCAATCGCAATTCTTGATTATCCAGACGCATTTTTTTGTGTGCTGCATATGGATGAACGGCTCGAAATACCGGAATGCATAGCCGCTCGCGTCCTCGCCGATCTTGCCCGGCATGTTGCCAGGCCCGCAATCCGGATAGCGATGACAGACCGAACGCTCGTTTTCAGCTAGTAGAACGCGGCCGATGTCGGTCCAAGCAAACAATTCAGCCTTGCTCGGCTGAATGTAATAGCCGAGCTGGTCTTTCATCCGCTTGTCTTTCGCGAACGAAAGCAGCGCGTCGATATGGTCGTGAGAGACTACGAAAGCAGACATGGTTCTTCATCCTCGCTATGTTGCCTCTCGCCAAAGAGGCCGGCTGGATCGCCGATCTTGCCCACCACAACGGATGGGCAAGGGCTGCAATCACGCCGTTCAGGCTACGTTGCGGGCTTCAATCGCGTCCCGCGAATAGTTCTCGGCATTCGGAACACCGCGACACATGCGAGCCGAATTAGCTGGCGTGATCGATATGTCGAGTTCCCAGCGCGCAATCACCTTGCCGTCACGTCGGACATCCATGTAGAGCGCATCCGCGTGCAAGCTGCCCATCGCGACATAACCGTTCGTATGAGCGTCCGGATAAAATCGGAATGTGATTTCATCGTCCGCCCGCAGCGTCTTCAAGATGGACGATTCTCCGGTATGCTGCGAGTGATACACGCCGATCATCGCAAAGCATTCCACGCCGCCAGCCTCCAGAGCTTGCCGCCCGCGCAAGGTATCAATCTCGACCTTGGCCGTGACAATGTGCTCAATATCGGTCGCAAACGGATCGGGGTTGCCATATCCCTTGCGCTTGATCGCGCGCACAAGCCCTTGCGGGTTCCGAGATCCAAGATGCACGCAAACGTCATCACACTTGCGTAACGCCGCAACGTCGAGCTTCGTTAAGGTAGTCATCGTTCGTCCTCGCTCATGTTGTCGGACACTCGCCAAAGTGCCCGGGTCATTGTGTCTGGTCTCGTCAGTGACGGCTTAACCGCCAGACGGGGACAAAGCCCCGTTTCGACCTACGCTTCGATCTAGCGCGAATAGATATCGCCAGGACACTTGAACCCATCGACTAGCCATTGCCGGTAGCCGCACTGCAGCTTGTCGAATTGCGCAATCCGCATATCCTGCCCGCGAAACATGCTGGCATAAGCACTGTAGTAATGGCCAATCGAGTTGTAGCCGGCGGAATAGGCCGCTTGCGCAAGCCGGGACCATTCCGCCTTTTCATGCTCGGTAGGGGTCATCGTCGCGTAGTAGGTCATTTGTTTGGTCCTCGCGTTGTGCCCGAGCCATTCGGGCTTCAACAATCAACAATCTATCAAACAAATACAAAAAGAAAACCGGAAAGATCCGTAAAGATCCGCACATTTCCGCACACAAGCAAGAAAGATTGTTGCTGGGGAGGTGATCTCGATTTGTGCAATCGCGCGCTCGAGCCCGGAAAAGGTCGCGGCATCGGGTGGGCTTTGGGGGAGGGTTATGCTCAATATGAGGTTTACGGCGTTTACTGCATTTCGGCCGGTGCCCACAGCACGCGTGAGGGCCGCGAGCACCTAAGCCGTTGATTTCATTGTGTTGTGGTAGTGGTGACCGGCTTTCGATCGATAATTGGCGGGTTTTAAGGACCGCCAGTCGCTTTAGCTACTGAGGGCCACTCCGGCGCCCCGGCTCGAAATAAAGCCGTCTAGCCCTGCCCGGACGCCGTTTCCCGATGGCGCCAATAGGGGATCTCCGTGCCACCAAGACCTCTCGGACGTGCCCAGACGATCGCGGCATCCTTGGCCCGGGCCAGATTGACCATGTCGGACTTCCGGCCATCCTTGCAGACCCGCCACATTTTTGGCCATTGGCTGTCCGGCTCGACCGTCACTCCGGTGAAGGTCTTGCCGATGTAAAGCTTGAGAATACGGGATTTCGTTAACGAACGCGCGGCAATATCGCCGTCGGGCATGGTGGCCTCCTATCCAGGTTGCTGTGCCAAGTGGCCGGGCGGTGACGCAATCACCGTCCGGCTGCGCCTATGGTAGCACAGCTCGCGCCAGCGAACCTCCTCGCATCCTCCCGCGAACCTCCTCGCATCCTCCCGCGCAATTTTGTTGCGGAGAGCTGCGCTTTCCTTTCGCCTCGAGCCCGATCGCCGGCGCCCGGTACGCCCCACCCGCCCCCCCCGGGTAGGCTGGCCAGGCCACCCCCATCGATCGTCTATCTCAGTGCCCCTTTCATATCTGGCCGCTGTTTTCCCATTACAACCGTTAGTATAGAATTCGATCGTGGTTCGCCTTGTTGGTTTTCGAACTTCGATTTTGGGGTTTCCCTATATAGGACTCATACTTGTCCTGTCCCAATACCGCGCTCCCCTGCCGGGTATGGATTCCGGCGTGGGCGTTGGGACAAGAGTTGTCCCAGGCTTTTTTGTTGTTTTACGGTAGGTTGATTGATTTTGGGACAATTGGGACAAGGGCCTTTGTCCCAGGCGTAAAAAAAGCGTAAAAAACCTGAAAAGTTTGCTTGGTATTGGGACACAACCTGTCCCAGATTGTGACAGCCAGAATGGAGGTTGATTTTGAGGTTTTGGCGGGCACGAGGCGAGGCGCCGAG